ATCTGGGGTTCTCGTCCAATATATGCCATATGTTATTATCCTTTAGGGTATTTATCTTTTGTTATTTTAATTAATTTTTTCCATTCATCTATGCCTTCATGATAAATTTTATCTAGCTGATCTACAATAGATGGGTATTCGGATGCTCTTTTTTCTATATATGCCATTTCTGAAATTTTAGAATTTATTTCAGATATACTTGGTTGGGGTATTGTGTCATCAACCCAATCTATAATTTCTGAATTATTTTCATCTATGCCTTTTGTTGAAAATTTAGCATTAGGTTGTAACGCTAAAATTGCTCTATTAAATTTTATAATATGTTTCATTATCCAATCTCCAAAAATACTGCTCTATGATTATAAAGATAAACTGTTGTTCCAGCATCTTGATTTGATACAGCTGTAAGTTTTATAACAACATTGTTTGAACTATCTCTTTGACAATTACTAATTGTAGATGTAACATAACCATACATTTCATGGAGAGATGATTGCATATTTATATGCCCAAATTCTGCATAAGTGTCTAGTTCTTTAATTGAATTTCCAGATGAATTAGTTGAGTAAAATCTAAATAATGTTCTTGCATCATCATCACTACCATCATTTTTTACCCCTATATGGGCTTCTATAATAGCCACTACTTGTGATGAAGTAGATGCTGGAGTAAAACTTAAACCACTTCCAAAAACTGTTTCTCCTTGATTTGATTGAGAGTAATTTGTTGTATCTTGTACATGAGCTACTGCAACTGTGCTACCACCAGCATATGTTTTTAATCTTGAAGCTGTTGTTTTTCTGATAGTGCCACCTGCTCCATCGTCCATTAAAAATAAATCTGCGTCTGCAATTGCTGCTCCAATATCTGTAGCACCTGTAAATACTGCTGTTGCTAATTTGGCTGTCGTTACTTGTCCGTCTGCTATATGGTCTGTGTCTATTGATCCGTCAGTGTAATGTTCAGAGTTTACTGCGTTGTCTGCTAGTTGCGCGCCAGTTACTGCGTCTGCACCTAATGCAGTTGTGTCTACTTCGTTTGCTGTTAAGTGTTCTGTGCCAACTACATCATCTGCAATCTTTGCATCTGTGACTGCGTCTGCAGCAATTTTAGCTGTGCTAACAATTCCGTCTGCTAAATCAGAAGCGGTTAGTGCAGCGTTGGTAGGAGTACGTCCAATATAAGCCATCTTACGTTATCTCCATAAGGCTCAATGTACCTGAAAGTTTATCAGCTACTGAGCAATCAACTCTTATTACGTCTCCAGCTTCTAGAACAACTTTACCCCCAGACAAAAGTTCCAAACTCGAACCCGCGGGAATTGTAACATCCTTTACTAAGAAAGATGTACCGTTAGCTACGTTATTAGCACCATTTCTATTTGATGTTGTACTAACTAATTCTACTTCTGCAGTTACAGCACTTGAGTGAATATTTGTAAGTATTAAACCAAGAACAACTCCGGTAGTCGATCCTGCTATCGTATACATAACGTACGGGGTACCTGCCGATGCGGGTTCTGCTGCGAAAGTTGCTACTTTAAATGTGTTTGCCATTTTTTATCTCCTGTTTTCCTTTTATATATTATCCTAAAGCAATTGCAAGAGCCGTTGGATCTGCTAAGTCTGCGTTAGTGTAAGTTTTTAATCTTGAAGCTGTAGTTTTTCTATTGGTTCCACCAGCTCCATCATCTATTATAAATAAATCTGCATCTACTATATCAGCTCCAATATCTGTAGCGCCATCAATATCTAAATTAGCAATACTAAAAGCACCTGAAGTTGAACCAACATAAGATTTAATATCAGTCATTGCAACTTGGACCATTGTACCATTATCATTTAATATAACTCTATCTGCATCTACAATTGTTGTAGATGTAGCTGACGTTCCTCCATCTAATATATTCAATTCTGCTGCTGTAGAGGTTACATTTGTTCCACCAATATCAAGAGTAGTTACAGATATTTCTCCTGCAACTGTAGCAATACCATCAGCTAATGTAATTAAATCTGTATCACTAGTGTGACCTATTGTAGTACCGTTAATAATTACGTTATCAACTGTTAAAGTTGTTAATGTTCCTAATGAAGTAATATTTGACTGTGCGGCGCCTGTAACTGTAGCTGCTGTTCCTGATACATTTCCTGTTACATTACCTGTTAAAGGTCCTGCAAAAGCATCTGCAGTCACTGTACCATCAAAAAACCCATCTTTAAATTCTAAACTTGATGTACCTAAATCTATTTCATTATCTGTTACGGGAGATAAAGCACCATCACCAATTGTTAATCTACCAGAACCACCGGTTGCTATTGTAATAACATCTGATCCTGAAAAAGTTATTGATGTATTTGTATCACCATCACCTGCAATTGAATCTAATTGAATACTACCTACATTTGTAATAGCAGCATCACTCATATCAAAAGTTCCTGTTACATCTAAATTACCATCTACTGTTAAATTTCCTGCTGCGGTTACGTTTGCTCCACTAAAAGTTAATGCAGTAGTTGTTCCAGATTTAATTATTAAATTTCCTGATGTGTTTGTAGCACTACCAAATGTTGTGCCACCATCTTTAAAAAATACATCTCCACCATCAGCATCTAAAATAATATCTGTTGTTGCATCTAAAGTTAAATCTGCAGAACTAGTTAAAGTTTCTGAAGAAGATGAAGAAATTTCATTTATGTTTGTACCGTCAGAATAAACAAATTTAGTGCCCTTATCTGTTGTTGAAAAAGTAACTCCTGTTCCGGATACGGTTTTAAATTGAACGGTGTAAGCTCCTGACGTACCATTAGTTACAACCCAAACTTTCTCTATTGAATCGGGAACTGTTACGATAGAGTTTCCTGATATTGTTCCTGTTAATTTTATAACAGCATTTTGTGCAACAGATGTTGCAGCACCGTCTGTAATTGTTAATGCTGTAGTTCCGCCACTAGTTACAGCTTGTGTTACATAACCAGCAACTGCTGTGTTAACAATACTTAAATTAGTGTTAGTTTTTGTTCCCCAAGTACCGGCGTTTTCGCCAGTTGCCATTAGTTCTATACCGAGATCTGTGTATGTTGATGCCATAATTTAATTCCTATTGTGGTGGTGACTGAATTGGTATTCTTACAGTACCATCCGTATAATCATCCCTTCTTCGTCTTCCAATTTGTTCTGCAGCAAACAACTGAATCTCAGCTTTATACTTTGATTCGTATAACTGTAGCATATCCATTGGTCCTTTTAAAAAACCAAAAGCTTCTGCTAAACAACAATATAACAGACCATTTGGAAAATTCAAACTTATATAACTAGTTTCATTACTACTTGCTTCTAATTTATCTGGAATACGATTGTAATGAATTTGATATTCATATGTTGAATCTGGTACAGGAGCTAATAAAATAGCACCTGAAGTAGAACTAGTATTACCTGTTGCTCCACCTTTCATTGCATAATATTTAGGTTTTCCTGTAGAAGTATTAGCTGATACATATTCTTCTAAATAAGATAAATCTTTTTTTTCTAACCAAACGTTTGATCCTGTAGTAACTGATGTTGAATCATAAACCTGTACACCTCTAACAACTAATGCTCCTGCTGGAACATTTACAAAATCTTGGTTAGTAACTAAATTACCTGTTGTTGATGTTCTATATGCATCAAGAGGTACATCTCTAAAAATTCTATATTCTGCGTTAAGCACAATATTTTCTATAATTGAATCTGATAACACGGTGCTAGAAACTTCTGTGTAGTTTCTAATTTGTGTTCTTAAATCTGAATAACTAATTCCTGACATTATGCGCTAAGAGTTGCTGGACCTGCCGAGCAATTCTCTCCTCCTCCTGATGTACTACCACTTGTAGCAGTATCTGTGTCTACAGTAAAGTGATAGAAGTCTGTTGTGTTAGTGATATTTCCACTTGAATCTCTTTTACCAACGGTAATAGAATATCCTGCAGCTTTTGCAACGTTTGATCCTGTTATACCATCGAATGATGCAGGGTTTGCAAATGTGCCTGCAGTAGAGGGTGATCCTCTAAATCTTACAGTATCGCCTGTTGATCTACCATGCGATGGTTCTGATACATTTATAATACCTGATGAAGCTGCAATAGTTTCAAAAGGATTTGGTTTTAATATTACTGCAACAGAATTTTCTGTTCTATCGGGTCTTGCATTCATTAAACCTTCTTGATCTGCAGCATGTGTACCTAATTCTAATTGTGGATGTTTAGGTTCAAATTCTGATTTGTGCACAAGTGAACCATTCCATTCTCTAACCATTTCGTTATATGGAAATTCAAAACCTGACCTATCTGATATTGCTTTTGCGNNGCTAATTCATCTTCGTATAATAACTTCATTGTTTGTGTTAACTGTGGATTTACTTTTTGACTTAAATAAAAAGCTAATCCTGAAACCATACAAGGTACGAATCTGTATGGAAGATCTGTTGCATCTGTATAAGTAGAATCTACATCTTGTATTCTTTTTAAATAATAAAAATGTAAATCTTTAGATGCGTTAGAAGAATCTGCTGTTGGGTAAACTGTTATTGTAGTTTTGTCCACGAATCTTTGAACAAAAAATTGTGCTGGTGTTCCTTTAGATAACTTACTTGATAATGCAGAATAAGTTGCTCTAGAAATTTTTGTTAAAGAAGAATCTGTTTGTGTTGTTTGGGTTCTATTAGATCTTAAAGTTGCTTCAAGAACATCTGCAACACCATAAATACCAGCTGGATTTGTTACAGAACTTGTTCCATCACCACTTGCTCTGTAAAAAGTATATTCAGCTTGTCCTTCAATTATATCTATATTAGCTTCACCTACTTCCCAATAGTGAATANNGAAATAAAATATTAAGAGATCGTCTTGCTGTTTTTAATTGATAACCTGAACTAACTTGTATGCCAAGTCTTTCGTATGCTTCTTCAATAATTTCATCAACAGCGAATGTTTTGTCGAACGTTACTGTTCCGGAAGTAGTATTAGCCATCTGCTACCTTCCTAATATAATTTTTTAAATTCTGCTATTACCGTATACATGTTACCAGCATCTGCTGTGCTAGGAACTACAAGATTAACATCACTTTGATTACTATTAGAAGATTTGTCAGTTTTTAATCCACCAAATTCTCTAAAATCCCAATAACCTGATCCTGTTAAACCTATAACTGGTATGTCACCGTCGCTGTCTTCTTCATCCATACGAACGTAAGAATCTCCACCGTCTCCACCTTGTGATGAATACCAAACTCTTTGTAAAACTAAGTGTAAGCAAGAAGCACCATCTGCATTGTTCGCCATTGCTGATACATCTCCAAATACTGTTGTTCCACCTGATCCGTCTGATTGGTTTACATATTTAATAACCACTCTAACATCATTTTCTTGCATGATAGTTGGTCCTGTTACTGTGTCTGCCATTGTTTCCCTCCTTAATTAAGAAACTGTGGGGCCGAAGCCCCACATAATTATGTATTACTGATCTGCAAATGCAGGCACGTCTGCGCCTTCTGCTTGACCCCAAATATAGTAGTTAGTAGAATCTTTAGCTAATATATTTATTTCAAATAAACCAAAATCTGTAAGAGTTAGTTTTGAGTTAGAGTTTCCATCAGAATAAACAGATACGTTATCAGCATTTGAATCTAAATGAATAACTCCACCAATAAAGTAATTAGTATTTCCCGGTGTTATTATAATTAAATTTTCTGCTTCTTCCGCAGCGCCACCATAAATAAATTTAAAGTGCGCACCAGCAACTGGTGCCGGTAATGTAATTGTTCTGTTAGCTGCAAGTGCAGGAACTACAAGAGTTCTTCCACTGTGTGTTGCGTTATCAAGAGTTTTGTTTTCATCTCCTAATGCAACTGGTGCATCACCCATAGTGATAACTTCAGTAATTGCTCCTGTAGTAGCATTTTTACTAACAGTTTTAAGTGTACTTTCAGATCGTACCGGACCTGAAAAAGTTGTATTTGCCATATTAATATCCTCC